TATATTAGACAAACGTGTAAAATAGATAATTAGTAGTTATTGTGATGTAGTGAATTTTTATATCAATTTTATAATATGGGTCACTTACAAATAGATTCTTTTTATGCTTCTCAAATAAAGAAGCATAAAACATTTTTCAAATAAAGAGGAAAGGACAGAACAGTAATAAAAATCATTAAAAATTGTTTTATTTTTTATACTTCTACTCAGACATTTGTTCGGATTATGACGCTTTTGCCGTAACTGGCACCAAAGACATATCAATGCAGACAATTATTTGTAGATTATTTTCTGGATTTGCGCTGCTTCTTGGATTTACCTTGTTTTCGGGATTTGTTTTGTTTTCTGGATTTGCGTCCGCCTCCTTTCTTGTTTCCGTCAAAAATGCTTGAAAATTTTCCAAACAAACTTTTTTTTTTTGCTGCTTCTGCTGCTGCTACTGCTGCTGCTGCTGCTGCTTCTGCTGCTGCTGCTGCTGCTTTTTTTGCTGCAAATTCAGGATCTTTATATTTTGCCGCAAAATCGTTGAATTCTGTTTCAGGCACATCCTTATATTCGGGTTTATATCCTTCTTCAATAAATACTTGTACAATTGTACTTTTTTTCATTATTTCTGGATCTATTTTCCCCGCAAATGATTTTATATAACCCCAAATCTCTGCCAACCCAGTAGGCCTAATAGTAACACCTTGGGTTTTCATATTTTCTAAAGTAGCATTATTCGTATAACTTATTAACGAGTAAACAAGTAATTCTACAGGATACATTTCCTGATTAATATAACTGACTTTTTCATTTGCGTTAGTATCATCAGCATTTTCAATCACTTCTTTATACCAATCACTATCCATATCTTCAAATGATTTACAATCAACACCCACCATTGATAGTTTTTCTCCTTCCGAAAAGGTCGCCCCCAAGAACATCATTCCAAATTTTCCCATTTTTTATATATTAATCCAACATTATTTTTTTCCGCATGCAAATATATTCCTAAATAAAAAAATTTACACTTTTTTGCATACAAATATTTCTAAATAACCCGTCTATAAAAAAGGGACACATTACATGAAAAATTTTGTGTAAAATATACACAAAATTATTGTAGATTATTTTCTGGATTTGCGCTGCTTCTTAGATCTGCCTTGTTTTCGCGATTTGTTTTGTTTTCGTGATTTGTTCTGGTTTCGGGATTTGCGTCCGCCTGCTACTGCTACTGGTGCTGGTCCTGCTGCTGGTGCTGGTGCTGGTGCTGGTGCTGGTGCTGATGCTGGTACTTTCTCAAGAATTTTTTTCATATTTTCAATCATGCTTGGTGGTGCTATTGATGGTAGTGGTGTCTCCATTTTTTATAAATAATAATTAGATATTAAATTTTTACACACATAACAAAACTTTCCTAAATCACATGAATCCAAAATTTATTCTTAAACATTTCATACATAATATAAAACAGAACCCCCCAAATTTGCCATAACTGGTGCCGGAATATTCGACACATATCAATGTAGACAATTATTTGTAGATTATTTTCTGGTTTTGCTCTGCTTCTTAGATTTGCCTTGTTTTCTTGATTTGCGTCCGACTCCACCCCACCAACCTTTTTTTACTGGTGCTGCCGCAGGCGCTGATGGTGCCGCAGGCGCTGATGTTATTGCTTAATAAAATATTAAGCAATAATTTATTAAGCAATTTTACCACTTTCCTGTGGTCTTTTTCACCATGATATTATTCCCCTTCGCCTTTCTCTTTGCATTTGGGTCATATTCGTCTCCATCATCGTCCGCCAAATTCTTGGAAAGTTCCCAGAACTCTTTGGACCCCAATTTGAAATCGGGGCGGTCCGCCGCTTTATACCAGAATACTTGATCGTTAATCTTGTTGGATTTGGCGTTGTTGGATATCACCATGCACTCATAATTCTCGGTTGTTTGGTCCATAATGGTGCAAAATGACTCCAATGTGGGAAACATAGACGCATAGTTCTCCCAAATCTTCTTTCTATTGGATAAATAATTCTCTCGCAAAATAAAAACGTAATCAATATTGGTGCGGAGATTGGGCGGGATACCCAATGGGTATTGCATCGTGATGATCAACATCACTTTCCAGTGTCTTCCGTTCATGAACAAGGACCTCATCAACTTATCTTTGGTCCAGCTGTTATCGTATAAGCAATCATCAAGAATAACAAATGTACGTGGATCAATTGAACATTTCTTGTAAGCCTCCATCTCACTTTGGCACTGTTTCATGACAGTTTTCTGACGTCTTAAGACATTCTCTATTAAAATGGTGTTGTATTCTTCGTGGATGAAAAGCTTTGGAACCAATTTTCCATAAAATCCGTTGCCTGCTTCTGTGCCGGAAATGACGGTGCCAATGGGAATATCCTGGTGATGATACAATAAATCTTTGACCAAAAAGGTTTTACCAGTGTCACGACGGCCAATCAACACAATAACTGGACCCTTATTTTCTTTTGGATCAAAAGTGATTGCACGCATATCAAATTTTCTTAATTCTAGTGTCATTTTAAAAAATTAAATAATATAAGTAAAATAAAGATAATAATTAATGCTTTGAAACGATTGATTAGTTTAATATACCTAAATTTATGTTTTAGCGTAAATTATAAATGGATCAAAAATTTAATATTTTTTATAAAAAAGCCAAAAAAAATAATTTAGAAATGTTGGATATCAGTGAAATCCAAAATTACAATCCAGTGTATAGCCGTTTTTTTGAAATGGATGAAACCAATTACAACCGGATTGCACTAAACCACAAGTATCATATTCACGATTTGAAAACAGTAACCGACAGTGAAGACAATTTGGTAGAAAAAGACATCTTTGTCAAATACTCTCCACTTTTGGATCCACTCAACTATTTGCGTGGTAAATATGATTTAGAAAGTTCTGTTTTCAAAACACTTCCTAAACTTAATTCAACTAAAGAAAGCTGTTTGCCTAAGGTGCTTGATGTAAATAATTCATCCTATGTTGATGGGTTTTTTTCATATTTGACATCCATGTTGAAAGACACTCACGGTTGGCTGCATGGTGTGGAATATTATGGGTCATCACTTGCAATCCAGAAAGGGTTTAAGTACAATATTGCTGACGACGTGGATTTTTTAACAAATAGCCCTTTTTTTATGAACAACATCAATAAACATTTTACTTTGGACGAAGATGCCTCCATTATTTTGCGAGAATATTCAGGAGAAGGTTCTCGATCAAATAAGAAGAAAATAAGTATCAAAGAGTTAGAAATTGACTTGGATATAGAAGAAATATTTGATACAAATGCTGTCGAATCAAATGCTGTCGAATCAAATGCCGACGAATCAAATGCCGTCGAATCAAATGCCGTCGAATCAAATGCCGACAAATCAATTGCTGTCGAATATGTTTCAGAATCCAAGCCAATTATAAGCGATAGTGATAGCGATAGCGACGGAGAAAGCAATGGTTCAGACTCGGACTCAGAATCAGCCACAACTGAAGACAAAGACGACGACAATGAAGATGATTGGGAAACTGAGTCAGAATCTGTGTCAAATGATGAAAGCATTTTTGATGAAGAAGATGAAACAATGTTCAGCTATTTAAAAGAATTTCCAGTCCAGCTCATTTTCCAAGAAAAATGCAAGGGTACATTAGACGAATTGATTATGCAGAGAAAACTAAAAGACAATACTTTTATAGAGGCACTTTTGCAAGTTGTCTTGCTTTTAGCCACTTACCAAAAGGTGTTTGATTTTACTCACAATGATTTACACACTAACAATATCATGTATGTAGAGACTGAAAAGGAATTTCTCTATTACCGCATTGACGGTGTTTGTTACAAAGTCCCTACCAATGGTCGCATTTTCAAGTTAATTGATTTTGGAAGAGCTATTTACAGTTTTGGCGGTAAAATATTTTGCAGTGACAGTTTTGCGCCCAATGGCGATGCTGCAACCCAATATAATTGCGAACCTTACTTCAATGACAAGAAACCACGCATTGGTGCGAATCCTAGTTTTGATTTATGCCGACTTGGATGTTCTCTCTATGACTATGTTTGTAGAGATGACGAGGTAAAAACTCCTGTGCAAAAGCTTGTGGATTCCTGGTGTAACGATGATCATGGAAAAAGTGTTCTTTATAAACCAAGCGGACAAGAGAGATACCCCGATTTCAAATTGTACAAAATGATTGCGCGAACTGTAAATAACCTGGTTCCTAGTCAGCAACTAAAACTTGATGTTTTCAAAATATATGTTTCAAGTGATGTGCAGGTTGATGCGATAATTGATGTTGATGTTTTACCAAATTATGCATAATTTCATTGAAAAAAGGAGGGATAAGCGAAGCGAAATCCGTAGGTTCCCTTAATAGTTCCCATAAAATCAAGTTAAAAACATTCCATTAATAATTATTACTTAGTAATGGATAAAATTGACAAAATCATATATATCAACATGGACGCCAGGGCCGACCGAAGGTCGGCTCTTTTGCAAGAATTTGACCGCGTCGGTTTCCCCGAGGGCAAAATCATCCGGTTTCCTGCGGCTTCTTACAATGGTTGTCCCAACTCTGGTTGTTTGCTGAGCCATGCAAATGTCTTGGAAATGGCTTACGACATGGATTTGCAAAATGTTTTGGTGATGGAAGACGACTTTGTCTTCATTGATAATGTAATCAAAATCCATGCAGATATTAAAGCGTTTTTCGAATTAAATATTCAATGGGATGTTGCAATGCTTACCACATGTGCAGCAGTAGTTTCTGAGCCGACAAACCATTTGATTTCTAAAATCTCGTCGTCTGGTAATGGTGCAGGGTATTTAGTCAATCGGTCAATGATGTTGGAACTTAGCACCCTCTTCAAATCCAATGTAGAGAACTTGTATTCAACCAAACAACACTGGGTTTACCAGAATGATATTTTGTGGAAGACAATTATACCAA